TATCTTCATCTTTATTTTGTAAAACATTTTCTTTTTGAACTTCTTTTTCATCATTTTCAACGGTAGTTTTTAATTCAGTATTAATAACATTTTCCTCAATTACTTCAAAATCTTCTTCATCACTGCTGCTTTCGTAATCGCTGTTTATATCATTAGACATCTTTTATTATAATAAAGTAAAAAATAATAAAAATTTTTTCTAAAAATGTTAAGTGGTAAAATCAAAATATTTATGATTTTTATAGAAATAAACACAAAAATATCACTTAAAATTTAAAAAAAAATTTTTTTTCTTCTTTAATAAAACAATGGAAAGTTCAACTAATATGAATAACCAATCACAAATGTCAGGGGCAGTTCCCCTCGGTTTAAGATATAATTTAGGCGTCCAAGATGCTATCCCCGCTGAAAGAATTACTCGTCGCTTTCAAGCAGAAAATCCATCTACTTTTAGCCCCACTAATAACGTAGTCCGTATTCCAGTCAATTCTGAAAATTTTCTTGACTTACGCAATACAGTTCTTGGCTTTGACTTGAAAAATTCAACTGCCACTGACACACAGTGGTTAGATGGTGGCGCAAGTTGTATTATCCAGCGTCTTCGTGTTCTATCCAACTCGGGTCGTGAGTTAGAACGCATAGAGCAGTATAATCTACTCTCTTGTGTGTTAGACCAATACGCTGGTTCTAAAACATCAATGGTCTCTGATGATCTACTTAAAGGCGCTTCTCGGTACCTTGATGAAACACCTTACTTTGCCGCTGTTTCTAATACAGGGGCTACGGATGGAACATCAACTGCTACTGTTGATGTTTATCAAACTGGTTTAAAAGCAATATCTACTAATGTCAACGCGGCTGGAAATATTACAACTTCTTTCTCTCTTGAAGGTCAAGGAGGTATTGGATACGATCAAAAGCAAGCTTGTCAGTTGGCAACTGGTATTACTCGTCATTTTGAGTTTCCACTACGTGCTTCTGGCTGGTTTAACTCGGCTACTGGGAAGCTACTACCAGGACGAAGTGGGTTTGTGCTTGAATTGACACTATGCCCCGCCTCACAGGCTTTCTGCCGTGTAGATAGCACTGGTTCTGCCACCCAAGATTACGAGGCAACCAACTTCATCCTCTCTATTCCCGCTGTGATGGTGAAAGACCCTCAATTTAATATGGCTATGGAGGCTCGTATGGCACAAGGACTTTCTTGGTCTTCAACCTCCTACCAGCATCACATCAATACAACAGCATCAGGCTCAGGAAGAGATGTCGTTCAAATCGCCGCGAGATGTAAGGAACTCAAGGGGTTGATGACTATAATGCGTTTCCAAGCTAATATAGGATCAGCAGGCGAGTTTCAAAATAGTCGTCGTTCTATTCAACCTATCAGTCAATATCAGTATCAGGTAGGCTCTCAAAACTATCCTCCAAACCAGATTGACCTATCCACTGATACAACTGCTGGTGGTCTTACAGAGGGTAGTCGTATTTCTGTCCCAGCCACAGCTGACTTAAATATAAGCGAGGCATATAGTGAAGTTCAGAGGCTATTCGGTAATCTCGGAGTTCAGTCAGGATCGACCTGTATTATTGGAGCTGAACCATACGCTCAATCCGAAAATAATAATGGAGCTGGTCTTATTGCTGTTGATTTAAGTGCTTTCAGTGATGGTTCAGTAATGAGCGGTATTGATACCCAAACTAATGCTCTACCCGTTTCATTAGAGATTTTCAAGACTGCTGTTGTGAATGCTGTGGTTCAACTCGATACTTATGCCGTCCATAGTGTCCGCTACATTCGCGACCCATCAGGGGAGCTTATGGTAGATTTTTAAGTAGAAGAATAAAAAAAATAATTAAAAATTTAATTTTGTATTAAATAAAAATGTCATCAGAAATACAATTATCACAATTTTTATATGATAATCCAACATCCACAACAACAAGTTATACTCCTCTCCATAATTTTGGGTTAGAGTTCCAGTACGATCCAACGTCAGTTAATCAAACTTTTTACAACTACGCTCAATGGTATAAACACAACGATGATAATATTGGAAGGCTCCCAGAGCCTTTTTTCAGTGATTTTATTAGTATCATAACAGCAAGAGCGTTCGGCATGGATTTGGAAAAAGATGATATAGAATTAGATAAATTACAAATAAAAGAAGATTAATATTATTATGTATAAAATAAAAGATGAAAGTTTTAAAAGATAAAGGAATTAAAGATATACCTGTCTTTAAGAGTGATATAGATGACACAAGCGATATGGACTATATACCTCCTTACCCATTACCAGCTAAAAATTTTGCTTTATACTTAGTAGGAGCTCCAAAATCTGGGAAAACGAGCCTTATGATGAGCCTATTATTATCACATCCTACTCGTAAGAGGAAGAATATACCCCGTTTTTTCTGGAAGGTATTTGACCGCATAGAATTTATATCAGCATCTCATCAAACATTACCAAAGCGTTTTACGAATAAATTACCAGACGACCAGATACATCCAGAGTATAGTGATGAACTATTAATGGATATAATAACAGAACTAAAAGATGGTGATAATACTAATAACCTGTTGGTATTTGATGATGTGATACGCTCTCTAAATCGTTCAAAAATTCTATCAAAAATTTACCTTAACAGAAGACACGCAACTTATGATAATACAAAAACAGGTAAGGCAGGATTAAGTATAATAACAACAAGTCAAAAATATTCTTTATTAGACCTGTGTAATAGAGTAGCACAAAGTGATATTATCTTATTTAAAAGCAGTAATGCGACTGAAATCAATAGGATTAAAGATGAATTATTACACGATTTAACCAAGGAAGAAGCAGAAGACTTATTAAGATTGGCGTGGAATGAACCATATTCCTTTTTATACATTAAGATGAACGAGCCTAAACATAAGAAATATTTTGTAAAATTCAATCCCGTAGTTTTTGAAGAATAATTTACTTTATTATATTTATTTACATATAATAAATGTCTGGAATAAATTTAGATAGTTTAAGTCATTCTTACATGATACACATTAGGTCAAAAGATTGTAGAGAATTAACAGAAGGTTTCAATACCGATTTACAGGTCAATTTAGACGCTGAAATTAAAAAAACGAACCAGCGACAAGATATACATATATCACTCTCATCCGCAGAAATACCTGTTTCATACTATAATTTCAGTAGCAATTTAGATAATTTAAATATTTATGTAGATGGTAGTGCTTCGTTAGTTATAAGTGCTGGGAACTATGATATATACGAGTTAGTGGATTTAATTACTAATGACGCTACTTTTCCATATAGTGCTACTTATGATGAAAATAAAGGTAAAATAACCTTAACAAACACAGATGCTTCAAGTCATACAATAAATTTCTCACAAACTAATAGTAGAGGATTAAGTAAGGCTCTCGGTTATGAGAGAGAAGACGAAATTGTAGCAAGTGGTGCTTCAACTACGAGTGATGGTGTTATTAACTTGCAGACTATACATACCATATTTTTATACAGTGATTTAGGTGCAAGTAATGTTATTACGACAGAAAATGGGAACTATGAGAGTATCCTAGACAAGATACCTGTTAAAGTTGTTCCATTTGATATTATTCACTATAATCCTTACGACACCGCACCGTTTACAACTGTATTAACAAATGAAGCAATAAGTAATTTTAGACTTTCGTTGAGAGACCAGAATGGTAAATTATTACAGATGAATGCTGTTAGGTTTGAATTATCGCTTTTAGTGGAAATACACAATAACGACTTACCAGAAGCACCGCCACCATCAGGAGATAGAAGAAGTCTGATAAGTGATGAGAGACAGCAAGTAATTGAAAATATAGAGCAAAAAAGGCCAACTCAATCTCAACCTATATCGACAGCGCCTGTTATTCCGGTTCAATCTTTTATACCGCAACTTCCTCCACGAATTCAACCACAAGTTAAATCAGCGCCCATTGATATACCGCCACCTAACAAAGAGAGGCCAAAAGAATTAAGTGATGAACAGATTAATCAACGAGCTGAATTAACCGATGCTCTGTTGTTAAGTGAATTACTTGATATTTAAAATAAAAAAATTTATTTTGTATAATAAATAATAATGGAACAAAATTGTGAAGGTTTTAAATGCCTAATGAATAGACACGGGAAAGCTATAGCCATTGGCGCTGGAATTGCTGGAAGTCTGATTGGAGGAGCCCTATTACTCCCAGAAGCGGTTGGTTATTTGGGATTACTAGAATTATTACAGTTAACAGCTGGCGAAGGGGTGGCTCTAGCTGGCGTTGAAACTGTGTTAACCAGTATCTAAAATAAAAATTGAAATATTATATTTAAAAACAAAATATAATATAATAAAATGACCTCAAAAGGACACATTTATAAAATCATCTGTAAAGTCGATGAAAAGTTTTGTTATATTGGGAGCACATTTAATAGATTAAGTAAAAGGTTTGAAGAACATAGAAACTATTACAATAGTTGGAAAAATGGTAAAAGTAAAAAGAGTTGTTCTTGCTTTCCTTACTTTGATAAATACGGTATTGAAAATTTTAAGATTGTATTAATCAAAAGTTATGATGTAGTTAGAACACATATTAAGGACAGAAGACATCTTGAAGCATATGAAACATTATGGATTTGTAAAACTAAATGTGTTAATAAAAACCTACCAATTCGATATTTGAATAAGTTAATGTTGAAAGAATATAGAGAAAATAATAAAGAAAGTATTAGTCAAAAGGATAAAAAATATTATGAAAAGAATAAAAATACTATAAATCAAAAGAAGAAAGAATATTATGAGACTAATAGAGATGAAATTAGCAAAAAAGTAGCCGAAAAAGTTCAATGCGAATGTGGGGCAACTGTAAGTAGAAGTGGTTTATCAAGACACAAGAAAACTGACAAACACAAAAAATTATTATTATTAAATAAATAAATGAATTATCTCTTACAAACATCAAAACGAAAAGGTAAGCGGTATAATATCACCACTCCACAAGGAACTCAAATACATTTTGGTTCTGATATTGGAAAAACCTTTATAGATCACGGAGATGAAAATATAAAAAAAAATTGGATTGCAAGACATAAGACTAATAAGAATTTTAATAAAATGTCTTCTGGGATTTTCTGGTCAAATAATCTACTTTGGAATAAACCGACACTTGTAGAGAGCATAAAAGATGTCGAGAAGAAGTTTGCGATAAAGATAAAAATTTAATACAGATTTTTATGTATTAAATTTTACATTCCGTAGTAATACTTCACGCACTTTAATATGAGTCCTTTGCGTTCTCTAATATGTTCTGGTAATGTTTGACATTCTAACTCTTTCGTTAGTTTGTTAATAATAGTTTGAGCGCATTCTTTTTCTTTTTCATATTTATCATTACTAAAAAAATAATTCAACATATCTTTATTTATACAATTTTTTTTTAATTTTTTAAATTATCCAGGTTATAACTTGTAGCATTACCCCTATTATCAAGGATGTTTGTAATTAATTCTTCTTTTGACATTAGACTATATCTTCTAACACCAAATCTTGATGCTATTTCTCTTATCACATCTTTACGAAGTGAGTTTAAACTATCTCTCGTGAGAGGAACTAATCCTTTGGTTAAACCACCTATGAAGCCTGATCTACGCCCTTTAAGGAAGCATTCGTTAGGATTTCCAAATCTTTTTCCTTTTGGTGGGTTTTTCTTCTTTCCACAATACATTTTTATTAATACAAAAAAAATTATTCCTTTAAAAATGCTTCGTAAAAAGCCAAACCAGCTAATTCACCAGCACTCCTTCCTAAAACAGTTCCAGATGCTAATTGCGTTAATGTATTTTTAAAACTACTGCTAATTTTATCTGTAATTTGAGTTTCTAATAATTGAGCCATACGAACATCCTCACCAGTAGGCTCCTCTAAACCAATATCTCTTATATATTCATTTATTGCTTGTCCAATAGCTCCTCGTTCTAATCCTGACAATCTTTCAAGAGCATCCTCTCCAAGAGAACTAACATATTTATTATAAGCTATTCCACCTACAATAGGTAATACAGAGCCTGCTACTTTACCTATTTTCCCAGCCAATGGACGAGCATAGATATTGCTATTTAATTTTACTTTACTATCTCGCCCTACAAAATTACTAATGCTATGTGGGAGATAAAATTCTGGTTCAATAAAATATCCACCAGCAAGTTGTGCTTCTTCCTGAACTTCTGGTGTAGGTTTGACAGGTCTTAATGTTTCATAAGTTCCTATATTCCCTAACTTACTCCCTAAACTGGCAAAATCTCCAGCTATACGGTAGTTTTTGATATTAGAACATCCATATATGCTACACTTAACAGCATCGGTAATAAAAGGTAATCCTTCTCCTTTATTAAATGTATAAACATCTACATCTGGGTTGTCGACCCCAAAGTAAGATGCAATAGAACCTCCTAATGAATGACCTGATAATGAGATTTTTTTCTTACTTTTTGATTTTAGTTTCTTTACGAGTTCATCAACTTCGTCCACTGCTTTACCTACAAAATTCATTCCTGTTAGGGTTGAAACACTGCCTAACGCAACTTGTGCGTCTCTAATGAAATCCCTTACTGGTGTTTCAGGCGATGAGCCTCTTATACCTATTACATATTCATTAACACCTTCATATACTCCATAATCAGGTGTAGATAGTTCTTTATCATAAATATAACGGTCCGTATTAACTCTGTCCTTTTTATAAGCTTGTTCTGCTATTCTAGCATAGGGGCTATAATCAACGGGTTCTGTAATTTCATCTACGAAAGGCTGGACCTCTGGTTCTAATTGGTCTAACACTCTAATGCTCTGTTTTGGTAGTTCAATATCATAATTTATAGCTTCTTCGGCTCTTTTTAACCTGTCTTTTAGGTCATCAATGTCTAGTATGCTTATCGGTGGCATTTTCTTTTATTAATAGAAAAAAAAATATATAGTATTAATAAAATGAAACAGACTAAGAAAAAATCCATGCAAAGGAGTAAACCAAGTCTTAAATCCTCGGTTTCTAATAAACCTCATAAGAATGTTAGCATTAATATTACCGTTGAGGGAGACAATCAGGCGTTAGATAATAAATTATCTCAGAAGCAAGATATTAAATATCAACAGCCGATACAACAGCCTAAAACCATACAAGAAAAACCTGACGAGGGCTTAAAAGAGCAACTAGCTGATGCTATTAGGAGGCTAGATCAAGTCAATGATATGGCTACGAAGCAAGGTATCGATTTACCTAACCGATTACAAATCATACCCCAAAACATTTTAGATGTTAAATCATCACAGGATATTAGAACACTGATTTCATATATACTAAACATGATTAGTCAAATTCAAAAAATGACAACGGTACAAGGAGTAGCCCCGCAGTTGAGACCTCAAGCTGGTTCAACTACTTTTCAACCATCACAGCGAGGAGTAGCCCCGCAGTTGAGACCTCAAGCTGGTTCAACTACTTTTCAACCATCACAGCAAGGGAGAACACCTTCCTTAACACAACAACAAGGACAATCAGAATTTCAACCCCCAGAGCAAGGTGAATCGCCTTCATTAACACCGGGACAGGACCAAACAGAAAACCAAGCCCCTACACAAGCTACTATTGATGATTTAAATGCTTACCAAAAATCTTTGGAAGAATATTTTTCATCCCCATCACCAGAAACATTACAGAACCTATCAAGTGCTGTGAAACCACTAAATAATGACCCTAATTTTGATGCTGTGTTTACAACACAAAACTTTTTCCAATCAAAAGGTGTAAATGCTTTGACAAATTTTCTTAAAAATAGAGGGATGCTTGCTAGTGATGCTCAACAAATGTCTAAGTCCGATAAAATTACTAATATTTTAAACACCTTAAAAGAAAATGATATCTTAGCTCAACCTACGACAGGTGGAGGTGATCCTCCTATAAGAAGATCAGGTGGTAGTAGAGGATTACTTTCTACTCCAGTAAATCAAGTAATTCAAAATAACCAACGTAGAAAGTTGGGATTACCCGATTATGAAAGACAAGGTGATGCTCTACGAGACCTAACCGTACAAGACGCACAACTGGCTTTACAGAGGGGAGATTTACCAGTATTGGATAAAGCCCTGACAGAAGTTCTACAAGCACAAGGCACTCTCTCTCAGTATATACTTTTAGAACCGAGAAATGATTATGACGCTAGGATTAGAGCCCAGATTTTAGATTTAGATACCTACAAGGATAAATTAGAAACTGCAATCAAAGAGGTTCAAACTCGTCAAGCACAACAACAACAACCAGCTCCTGATAAGCCGGGTGATGAAGTAATCCCAATTGATGATAAGGAACCGGGTGATGATAAGGAGCCGGGTGATGATAAGGAACCGGGTGATGATAAGGAACCGGGTGATGATAAGGAACCGGGTGATGCGGTAATCCCAATTGAAGAAGGTTATAAAAACAAATTTGGGAAGTTCATAGATTTTAAAATTAACAGATTACGTAGCTTCCAAGCACCACCAACAACCAGACAACAAAGTATTAACGCTGATGGAATAATAAAGTCAAGGATAAATACCGCATTACAAACTCTGAATTTAGCATTACAAAAACCGGATTTAACGGTAGATGAGTTTGATACAGCAATGACTCCACTGCCTATTGATGTTATTGGCTCTTGGGCACCAACTAGGGCTTTGGTAATCTTAAAAGGAGAGAGTCTAATCCCAAGTAGATATGACAAAGTGGAATTAAGACCTGTACCTACTCCAGAAGGGTCTCGACAGCTGTATAAATTGTTCTTCAATGGAACAGAACTAACGAAAGAATCTACAGAAATATTTTTTACAGAAAATGGAGATTTATTTACACAACAAGATATAGATGAGCCTCCTCAAGAAGAAACTCCACCAGAACCAGAACCAGAACCAATAAGTGTTGAAAGAAAAAATCAACTATCAAGGTGGAGGTATAACCTTTATTCAACCCCATATACTTCAAGAGATGTAATTGATTATATTAATTATGAAATTAGTAAAGCATTTGTTGATCCTAATGAAGTTATACTATTGGATAGATCAAATGGTAATATAACAGGCTCTATTGCTTATTTAAATTTACCAGTAAAACCTGTTGGTCAAGATGATATATTTTCATTAACCTTATCTCCAAAAGACGATAGGTCTCCTATATTCAATTTAAGAATAAATGGAGAACTTGCTATTGACGATCGGGAAAGAATACCATATGAATTTAACGATGTAGGTGATTTATATAATGAATCTATTGATGACTATATGAATTTTATACAACCTGTACTTACATATCCATTTAGACCAACGTCGGAAGACGAATATAAAGAACCAACACGGGGCAAAGATGATTTATAAATAAATTTTTTTAACACGCTTTAGCCGTGTGCTCTCTTGGGAACTTTTTTTTTGTAAAGCATTAAAATTGAAAAAAGTTCAACAAGGATTTTCTAGTTTATTTTAAGGTAAAAGTGATAGAACGTCATTGCCATGTTTTATAATTACACGATTATGGCAATGGCGTTCTACTGGTAGCGTAGGCATAATTCCCTGTTTATTTGCGACTATGTAAAATCACCCCAAAATTAAAAAGTTCGCAGTCAAATACGGTTATTTTTCTATAATAAATAATTAATTTAGGTTTATTATATTTTTTGTATAATATAATAAATGAATACGAATTCAATTACTAATAATATTTTAGGGTTGAGGGGTGATACTGTAAATACTCGTGAAGACAGCACTTCAAACAGTAATTATAATCTCACCTTTTGTAAGAATAAAAAAAATCAAAGTCTCCTTTATGATACAGCCTTGAACTACAATCCTTCAACAGAAACGCTCACTGTGTCTAATATAGCAACTTCTGGACCTCTTAATGCTTCTACTATTAATATTACTGATACAGATACTTCTGGGACATATTATATAACTTTTGTAGATGACAGTGGAACTCAGAAAGTACTAAGAGCTGATACAACAACAAGTCCTTTATCATATACTCCTACTAATTCAACGTTAAATCTTGATGGTAAAATAACAAACGGTGTATATACAATTTATTTTTCTACAGGAAAATTCGGTAATTTCATAAAAAATAGCTCTACAAATGATATACATAGATTGTTATTTACAGAAGATACGTCTCCTAATGGGAGAAATATATTTGAAAATGCTAACCTAACATATAACCCAAACACAAATATTTTATCTGTTGGTAATGTAAGTGCTAATTTAAGTACTATTGATGGGTCGTTAAATAATTTAGATTTAAAAATCACAATGATTACAAATACTCCATCTACTTATAACCAACTATTATATGCCGATATTACATATAATCCTATAACAAGAATTTTTAAAACTCAAACTATAAAAGCAGGTAATAACTCTGGGATTGCTGGGAACCACCCTGCATTATTAATTACATCAGCAGGAACAGCATCAACTGATGCTTCAATAGCAATACAGCAGGCCACGACAGAAGGAGACACTATTATTTTTTGTGATTATGAACCATTCGTAGAATATGGTATAAATACAACAAACTCAGCAGATGCTATTGATTTTACAGCTGGAACAACCACGGGCAATATAGGTTCTAAAACACTATATAATAATTCTGGATCAACAAGAACTGCTTACATCAAATCAAGATTTGAATTAAACAGTGGAAATTTTCTATGTGGTGGCAATTTAGTCGCTGGTAATAATTCAATTTCAACAGGTGAAATAAAAATGAATTATTTAAGAGGAGGATATGGTAATGTAGCTGGTAATTTTCATATAGATAATCATACAGCATCGGGTTCTATGTTATTAAATTATAATAATGAGCAGATTATAAGATGTTTTAATCAGGGAACTACTGGCTATTTAGCTGTATATACTAATTACGTAGATGGTATATATTATCAAACGACAAATGGTGGAGCTGGTACACAATGGAATGGTAGATTAAGACTACACAATACTAATACAGGGCATTCGGTGTTTTTAGGGGATTTTCTTTATGGTGGCATATATAGTCAAGGCATACACTCACATAAAAATACTATGACTACGTACAATATTTTATATCTAAACGGCTATGAAACGTCACCAAATTATTGGGCGGTGGCTGGTGAAAAGGTTTTTACACCTACACTATGGATAGGATGCGATGTAAGTTCAGGATTAGCTCATCAAGGAAATAACCATCTCTTAAAACTAGGTAGGAGCGCATCATTTACTTATGGCATGAAATTCGGAGGATGGACTGGAACGGCACAGCTTCTGGAATCAGTGTGGCAAATGAGTAATAATACACACTGTGATAGTGCTATTAATGGTGATTTCTATTTTAACCTATATTCTGGTAAATTTACCCGTGTATATGGTTTTATCAATGCTTCTGATAGGAGAATCAAAAAGAATATTACACCTTATGATGATGATGAATTAATGAATCAAATAATGAATTTAGAAATAACAACCTATAATTATAAAGACAAAAGATTTCAAGATCAAAATGGCAATAAACAATTAGGATTTATTGCAGATAGTTTAGAAAACCAGTCATATTTTAAATATGCTTATAAAATTTCATCTTATGATATACCATATGATGAACCGATTAATATGGATTTTACAATTAATGAAAATAATACGATTATAACATTTGATAATTATACTTTTGATTTAACTAAAACATATTATTTATATGCTTATACTGAAAATTGTCCTGACGAAACACCATATAGAACAATTGAGTCAAAACCATTAACAGCAACTACTTTTACTAATCCATTTCCTACGTTAGAAGATGATAAAACAAAACTTAATTATTCTAAAATTGAGTTGATTGGAGAATTGGTTTCAGATTGTAAAAATGTAAGCAAGGAAAAATTAGTGGCTGGTGCTTATGGTGGCGTTCAAATATTAAATAGAAAGATTCAAAAATTAGAAGAAGAAAATACATACTTAAAAAATAAAATATCAGAGTTAGAAAATAAGTTAGAGTTAATTATGGAACATTTAGACTCATATAATTTACATTGATTTTTTATAACTAATAAATAGTTA